CTCCTTTCTCCTTATCTTTTTAGTAAATACCTTTGTACTAATTCCAGTAAACCTTCTCATATATCCTCTCCAATCAAACTTAGGTGCAACTATTTCTTCAATAGTAATTACTCCTTCTATTTCTCCCGGGATTCTTCCTCTCTTCTTAATAGTCTGTTCTTTAGCATCTGATAGAACTTTTTGTATTTGTTTATCAATTAACTTTTTCTCAGCTTCACTAAGATCATCAAACTCTTCCCAGGTACCATGATCAGGGACATTCCCATTTTCTATATCATCTAGTAACTTATCCATAGGTTCATTACCACAAGTACCATTCTTATCTTTTTCTTGTTTAAGCTCTTGTAGCTTTTTATAATAGTATCTACAACCTGCTCTTTCATCAAGATTAAGATCTTCATAGTCTTCTATCATGATACCACCTTTAGGTAACCAATCAGTATCAATATATTGATTGATTTCCATATCCATAGCCACATTAGCTAGTTTTTTATCACTAAATGAACCAAAACTTGTTAAGTGACCAAAAGCTATATGTAAGAGCTCATGTTTTAACAATCCAAGTTGATGTTCTTCACTAAGACTTGTCCAAAACTCTTCATTTATTGCTAACTGGTAATTAATACCATTCTTACTTACTCCTGCTGTGGGTAAATCTTTTCTCCATGTTTTGTTTAACATAATTAAAAAGAACCCATAATAGGGCTCTATTAACATTAATTCTTTTGCTATCTTACTAAGACTAAGTGCTTTGTCCATCTTTTAAGTTTATATTAATTTCAAATTTATCAGCAGGATATCCCATCTGACCTAAAAATTCAATCATACTTTTAGTAAAGAATTCCATAAAAAGTTCTATAGATTGTATACTAGCATTATTATTTGTCATGTGTGATAAACAAACTCCACTAGATAGTGCCGTATAAGAACCCGAAAGAATTTTTGTTTTTACTAATAGTTTTGCAACTTTAGGACAATTAGTTTTCCAATCTTCAGGAGTAACATTTCCAAATTTATAGAGTACAATTAGTTCTCCTATATACTTTTTTGTGTCAACTTTTTTTAAAGATTCAAATGCTATAATAGCATTTTCTTTATCAGATGACCTTAACATATTTAATAAGTTCTTTGTTTCTTCTTTGTTAAAAATCATTAGTCTTCTATTTTATTACTTATTAATTTAATTGCTGCTTTAAAACCAGCTAAAAAACCTACATATAAATCTGGTTGAGGATCACCATAGCTTTCTTCTATCATATACTTTTCAGCCATTTCTCTTAAAATATCATCAGTTATTTCCATTAGTCTTCTATTTTATGTCCTAATACTTTTGTTACATACTCCTTAAATTCTTCTCTTGTAAGTATATGAAGTCCTTCGTAACTTTTACCAGTATCAAATAAATTTTTTACAGTACCTAAAACATTTACAGTATCCATATACAAAGCATTCATAAGTGAAGGTTTTGTTTCTTTAGAAAATAGAGATGGATCAATACTCAAAGTAATAACTTTAACATCATCTATTTTTTCCAAAATAAAATACATTTCTAAAGGTTTCTCATCAGGAGTACTTTCATTAATAAAAACTATTTTAAGTTTTTGATCTCCTGCATTTAATGTTTCATTATTTTCCATTAGTCTTCAATTTTTAGTGTTTTTAACATCCATTCTGTGGGCTTGTTTATATTATCAACCCATTCTTTTGCACTTGGAATATATCCATTGCAGTCTTCTTTTACATGCTGTTCACCAACATATCTTGTATATACTGTTTTACCATCTGAATTTATAAATGAGTTACCAAATACTTTTTCACATTCAAATATACCTTCACTATGGTGTCTAAACATTCTATGCTTACTGTGTCCTATCCAAGCTTTGGTTTCATCAAACCAATCATGAATAGGTTGGTAATCAGATAACTGACCACCCCATTTTTTAACTGATGATTTGCAATGTTGCATTGGATGTGCCATTAGTTTAAGCTTTTATTAATTAAATTACCATGATGAGTAAACTCTTCAGTATCACTAGTATAGATAGAATTATTAATTGTATAGTTACCAGAAGGAATACTAATAAGTACTGTTCCATAACCACCCCCATTATTCCACCAATCTTCTATATTATCTAAGAGTTGTGAAGTAGCAAAGTCTTCTATATCTGAATAGAAAGATGTGCTAAGATCTCTTAAATCAAAAACATTTTCATCATAAGGATATAAATTATCTAAATCTTGAAGACTTGTTACTTCTTGTGTTGTATATATAATTTCATCAATTGCACCTGAATCTCCTCCACCTGAGTAAAGTACTTTAATTCCGGTCACACCAAGGTCGGCCAACTGTAATAGAAGACCTGTCATATCATTTTCTGTCATAATTATTGTTTTTTAAATGGACCGTAGAATCGGCCCAAGATATTACCATTTAAGAAATCATCACTTTCTAATACTTCTCTAGTAAACTGAAACTTAACTTCAAAATAAGTAAGTTCTGTTTTAGAGAAACATATGCGGACTATATATCTTCTTATTTCAATTCCAGCTTTGTGAGCTTCTTGTAAAACTTTATTACTGCTATAGTAGTTTTCATAACTTTCTTTTTTGACAACAGTATATTTTTTGGTTCTTTTATCAGTTACTTGAGCTAAAGCTCTTTTACCAAATCTCTTCTTTACAGAAGAATAAAAGTTTTTCTTTCCAATATACTTAACAATTTTACCATCAATAGTAGCTTGCATCTCATATACAAACCCTTCTGCATTTTTAGGTATCATTGAATTATTAAACTTTTCTCCTTGATATAGCCAACTCATAATAGTACATTTCTTAATAAAGGTAGTAATTCTTTTCTTACAGTTTCAATTCCATGAACTTTAATAGAATCAGATAAGTCCTTTTCCATGTTTAAAACTACATAATTAAAACCATATTTAGATTTATATCTTTCAGCTGACTTAATCCCTGGTTCATCATTATCAAATAATAGACAAATATCTTGATACTTAGTAGATAAACTATTCATAATATTTTCTGGAATCATAGTATTCTCACTGTCTGGTGCAATAGCTTCAGAATTAATAAACTTTAACTTATTATATGCCATCAAATCTTTAAGAGATGATGTTATAACAAGAAATGGTTTATCATATGCAAGCTGTTCAGAACCTTGAATGTAATCTCTTACTTTAATAAACTTACTGTCCTTTACTTTAGGCTGATATATTTTATAAAGAGAACCATCTTCTTTAAAGTAACCATAGATATAATTACCTTTGATAGTTATACTAGACAAAACTTCATTTTCATCTGTTTTTTGCATAATATAATATTCTAATGGACTAACATTATATTTCTCTAATAACTTAGAACCAATCTTATATCCCATCCAGTATTTTTGGTCAAGAGTATTCCAGTGTCTGATTTCAAAATCAGTAACTTTATACCTGCTTTGTTGCTTATAAGACTTTATAGGATTAAAACCATTATTTAAAACATATTGGTTATAATCTTCTATTATCTTAAAAGATGCATGACCTCTAGTAGATAGATTAAAAAGATTTTGTACAAGACTTAATGTATCACCTCCATTACCGGAAGAAAAGTCTTTAAACTTATAGATATTATTTTTATCCATGTAGATACACATAGAAGGAGTTTTCTCACGTAAATTAAATACAGATTTTATTTTAAGGTCTTGACCTGTAAGTTTTTCTGTTAGATTAAGATAGTGTTCAAATACCCATTCTCTTGGCACATCTGCCAAATCATAAATTAAATTCTTTGTTGAAATCATAATAACCCATTTTAAAAATATAAGGGGAATTACATAACCCCCCTTATATAAGAGGTGTTAGTCTAAACTGAAATCAGAAGCTCCTTTAGTTGGTTTTGTAAAATCATCATCATCACCAAATTTATCTACTGGTTTAATTTCAATCTTTTTAAGATGTTTAACTTCATCATATTTAAGAATTCTTTCAGAATCTAAATCACCATAAGCATATTTATTATTTTCTGATTTTGGTAACCATAAATCATATGCTGTATATCCAGATTTATTTTCATATTCCTTTCCAGCAACACAAAAATCTAAATAAACATCTTTAATAGGTGCATTATTACTAAAGTTTTTTACAAATTCTTCAATAGTATTGAACTTATTATCTTGTTCTTCAAACCATCCAGTAATACCATAACTTTTTGACAAATTAGCCAAAAACATCATAAGAGATCTATCTCTTTGAATTTTAATACCAGATTTTGTTTCCCCATTAGCATAGGCATACTGACTTGCTTTTACTCTACCAATTTGACCTTCATAATGACCTTTACTTTCATCATCTTTATCAATTAAAAAACCTGTAAAACCTTCAATTGGTTCTGTTTCTACATGTAGCATAAGATGTTTAGCACCTTCAATAAATTGAAAATCTTCTAAGTTTATACTATTAATCTTTAATCTGTTGTTTCCTGGTGCAATAGTTTTTGCAATACCTGAACCTCCTTCATTTCCTAAATCTTTTGTACTTAATCCCATTTTTTTTAGTTTTTATTATTTGTATATTTTTTCCCAATAAGTAATTAACTTATCATTCTTCATTTCAGAAACTACTATTTCTTCATTTCTTAAGTGTTCTGGTCTAGCACCACATGTTACTTCTTCATTTGTCTTAAAATTTAAAATTGTTTGATCACCTTTTCTGTACATATAAGCAATTGCATCAGCATTTGCACAAATTAAAGATTTAATTTTACCTGTCAAATCTATATTTGCAGACATTACCATCTCACCTTTATCATCTACCTGCTTGTCTTTAATGTGACCAGATAAAATAATATTGGGTGCTAAGGTATCAATAAAATCTAAAACTTGAAAAAATGCTTGACGAATATATAAATATCCAGCACCATTTGGCAAAGTTAAAACACTATCTCCAGAATAATTTTTACCCATAGAAGTTTTTTGGTAAAGATTAATTGCTAAAGGCATTACCATTTCTTCTAATGCAGTTACTGTATCTATAGTAACATATGTATATGGATATTCTGCTTCTTTAATTGCTTTACCAATTTCTTTTAATTCTTGTAAATTATTTGCTTTAACTTTTACTGCTTCTACATAATCAGTTCCATTTTCTAAATCAATAATTAAATTATTTTCAAGACCTGCAAATGCACTTGTCTTACCAGTTTTCGGCTTTGAGTATATAATTAATCTTTTTGGATTAACTCTCTCAGCTTTTATTTTTTTTGTAGGAAGTACTATACTCATTTTATTGTAGTTTGTTTAAATAATTAGTGATTACTTCTGTTAGCTTTTTTATTTCAAAATTTAATTTTGAAATTTCATCTTTTAAATCATTTTTATCTTTATCAATATCAAAATCAGAACCTACTAGTTTTACTGCTTCTTCTTTTTTTAAAAAATCTTCTTCAAAATCTGGAAATAAACTTAATGACTTTTGTAATTGTGGTAAATCATTTTTAGATTCTTCTTTTCTTTTTTCATAAAGAGAATAACTAATTTCTTGACCACTAGATAATACTACCATCATTTCATTTATTGGTAAAATAAATTTTTTATCAACCTTTCCATCTAAATCATAATTTTCAATAATATCATATTCTTCATAGAAATAAGGATTATATTTAAGTTTAAATAATTGTCTATCTTCATTCATTGGTAAAATATTTACAATTATACCATTATCATCATAAACATTATCATAAAATTCAACATAAATATCTTGTCCTTTTTTTAATTCCCATTCAAAAAATTGTGATTGCCTACCAAACTTTCCTTTCTTAAAAAAGGCAGTTTTAATTACAAACATTGGATCTATTATTCCAATTGCATTAAAAGTATTTATATGATGTTCATAAAACACTTTTTCTTTTTCTTTTCTTAAATTTATATTACTCATATTTAATAATTTACAGTTATTTTATCTTTTACTTCTCTTGCTGGTGTTGCCATTTCTACTATTCTCATAGTAGTTCTATCTAATTTAAAGAAACTAATTCTAGTAAGTCCATTTCTAGATTTTAAAAAATGGAATACCAGTGTATCTGGATCTTCAATTAAAAATTTTTCAGGACCATATTTTCTTATTCTTCTTACAGAAGGTTTGTTAATACCAATTACTACATCTGCATGTTGCAATAAAGCATCAGATCCATAAATATCAGAGTCTAACACATAATTACCATATGTACCTTCTACTTGTCGTTTTGTATCATCTATATTTCTATTTAACTGACTTAAAACAACAAATGCTACTGGATAATTTTTCTTCATATATGTTAATGCTTCTCCTAATGCTCCTAACATCTCAAATTTATCTTTTTGACCTACATCATTTTTAAATAAGGCAGAATGATCTATTGTAACAAGTATATTTTCATAAGTATTATCAGGTTTTTTATGTCTTTCTAATTCATAATGAATTGTTGAACACATTTCATTAACCGTACAATTATCATAAACAACGTTTATGATATCATTAGAAATTGATTCTTTATAATATTCTACACATTTTTCAAATATTTTTTTATCAACTAAATTTCCATTTTTACTCATTAAGGTATTGTAATCAGAACCTGTAATTATACCAAATTTTCTAATACCACTTGTTTCATCAACCATTTCCATTTGAAACTTAAGGACTCTAAATTTTTGTTCTGTGTTTTTTAATATAATATCTGAAACTAATTGTTCCATAAATAGAGTTTTACCTGTTCCAGGTCTAGCTCCAACTACAGTTATAGTTCTCCATTCTAATCCATCACAAAAAGCATCATTAAATTTAGGCCATGAACTAACAAGAGCAGGTATTTTACCTTCTCTCTTTGCTTTAATTTTAATTAAACCTTTTTCTAAACTTTCTCTTTCACTGACTGGTAATAAATGTTTTGCACCATTAAATAATTTACCCATATTTTTTTAAATTTCTATTATACAATTAACTCATTAAAAATGTCTTTTTCTTCATTTGGTTTATCTTTTAAATGTTCACAATAAATTGCTAAATCAGAATCCCAACTTTTATCAATATTTTGTTTTCTCAAAAAGTATTGTGAGTTTCTCATGTATTCATAATTTTTTGATTCATATTGTAAAACATAATTTTGTGTAGCTAAAAATATAGTTTCCCAATTATATTCGTAATTTTCAAAAAACCATCTAAATGCATTTTCTAAATTCTTAGAAGGAACTCTTGCATATTTCCCAGAAGATAATTTTTTATTAGGAAATATATTTACATACGATTCTATGTTTTTAATAAAATTATCACCCATTAAATCTTTAGAAGTTTTTTTCTTGGATTTTTTAAAATAGCCGTCTATTTCAGTTGTAAAAATAATACTTTTATCAGTTAATTGCAAATTTTCTGTTAACCAATTATCATTTATTAATTTTTTACATTCAAGTTGTTTACTTACATAAATGTTAGGTACTATTGATTCTTTTATGCAATATAAAATATAAAATGAATTAGGTGTTAAATTATTTTGACTCAATTTAATAAAAATTTCTATCATATTACCAAGTTATTATTGTTTTATCTTTATTATTTAATATGAGTGATATCTTATTAAAAATATCATCAGAATCCCATTTAGAACCATTATACGCTGCACTTGCTGGATGTTTTATAAAAAACTTATGATTATCATCACTTGTTGAATCAGACCATTCTTGAGCTTTTTTACCCATATAAACATATATTAAGTCTGAATTATTATGATTTAAATAATCAAATAAATATGCAGTAAAAGGTTTCCAAATATCATAATGACTACCAATCTTACCTATCTCAACTGTTAAAGCTGTATTAAATAGTAATATTCCTTGATTTGACCATCTTTTAAGATCAAGATCTTCACTTATAACATGATTATCATATACAGTTTTATCTACTTCTTGTAAAATAAATTTTAAACTTGGTTGCAACTTGTTTGTATTGCTACAGCTAAATGCTATTCCATCAGCTACATTTAATGTAGGATAAGGATCCTGTCCAATAATTACTACTTGTAATTTATCATATGGACATTCTTCAAATGCTCTAAATATTTGTTTTAATGTAGGTGCAAATCTACTATTTTTATTGCTTAAATCCCATAGTTCATTAAGAATTTTTTCAAATTCTGAACTAAATATAAAAGATTTAAAAACTTTCCCCCATCCACTAGGTTCAAG